TTTGATGTTCCGTCTATGTCTATATCGCCTGAGATGTCTAGGCTAGTTGCTGTTAAAACTCCAGTTACACCTAAAGTACCACCAACAGTCATATCGTCAGTTACGGTTAAATCATCTTGTACTTTTAAATCTACTACGCTAAGACTAGCAAAAGCGTCAACTACTGCTGCACCACTTCCTGCTCCATCTAGGTAAACTGCTTTAACATCCCCTGGAGGAATAGTTATTGTTGCTCCAGAACCTTGTTTAATTATTATATTTTGCGAACCACTTGTACCGTTTTCGATAAAGTGCATTCTGCTCAAAGTGTTTGGTGAAATAGTAATAGTACAGGCTGAGTCTAATGTTCCTGTATATTCAATATACATTGCTCTACCAGGATCAGTAGCTCCGTCTGCTACTATAGTACTATGGGTATCTGCATTAGTAGTTATGCCTTCTGTTCCATAACCTAAAGCTTCACCTATTAATTCTAAGTTTGTGTTTGTTGTTGTTCCCCAAGTACCACTAGCATCACCAGTAGCCATCTCGTTTAATCTTAGGTCATTTACGTATGTTGATGCCATTATTATTCTCCGTTTTGATTATACCTTATTTTTTATAAAATTAAGCAACTTCTTGCCAATTGGGTGTTTGAGTAGTAGAAACATCAGTATACGTGGTCGTTACTCCTTGTGCTACACGTTCCCAAACGTTAACTGAATTCAGTGCAGAGGTTAATTCAAAACCTTCTGTTATTGTAATATCTGCATTAGCTTTAGCTGTTACACTCGCTAATGTTGTTACAGCAGCGTCTAATGTAACATCTAAGAAATTATTAGTAATTAAATTTTCATTTCCTAAAGCAGATGTCATTGCTGCTAATGTAACTGCAACATTAGCATCACAGGTTACAGATTCATCTCCTAACACAGACGTTGAGGCAACTGCAGCAACTCCTGTAACTGCAGCGGCTTGAACTGCTGTACCGTTATCTAGTGCTGTAGTTCCTACAACATTTGTAACAGCTACATTAGCAGCAGCAACAACGGTTTCAACACCTAATGAGAGTGTACCTACATTTCCTGTAACAGAAACATCTACTGAAGTACCTCCGAAGACATCAGCTCCCCAAGTACTTCTACCCCAACCAGTTGCCACTTAAAATCCTACGCTATTCTTATGATAGCGTTAGATGCATCTGCTGCTGGAAATTGAATTGTAAAATCTCCTGCGGTAGATGTTTTATCTCCACCAAAATCCAATACAGCAACAGCTTTATCACTGTTAGTATCGTTATAAATTAAACAACCTCTAGCAGTAACTGTAGCGTTACTAAACGTTAAATCAGCAAAATCAGCAATAGCTGTAGTTCCTGAAGCAACTGGAGTTACGTTAGTTAATGCTGCACCTGTGGCTGTGTAGTTAGTACCACTAGCTTCATTAGAACTTGTATATGCAGTTGTAGCAGCACCTAATGATGCTGAACTGGTATATAAAGCTAATTTAAAGCTGTTACCTGATGATGCTGTGAAATTATGCGTTCCTGTCATTAACTCAACTTTAAATGAAGTACACATTGCTTGTGATATAGCCATTATAGCCTCCTTATAATATCAGCCATTTCTTTATGACCTTGTTTATCTAATAAACCTGCTACAGTAGCTCTATCGCTAGTTACAGCTTGTTTAACATATAATAAAACGACTGTGTGTATGTGTTCTTTAAATGCATTCGCCTGTGCTTTTACCATAGGGTCTGCATTTTCACTAACAGCAATTAGTCTTTCCATTATTCTTTCAGTCCAATATTCTGGACTTAAACCTTCGTTTTGTGTAGTTTCTACTCCTACGCTTCCTATATTACTTGATACGTCTACACTAAACATTTTAATTTCCTTGTTGTGGCATTAATTTTATTTGGTCATGCCTAGATTCATCTCTTACGTCTTTAAACTCTCCTAGAAGTTTTAACATCGCTAAAGCTTCTTGAAATTTTTGTTCATATAACATAATAGTATCTGGTGGAGATTTCATAAAAACCGCACCCTCTACTAAAGCACCATATAGTAAAGCATTAGGTGCATTTTCTGAAAGCCAACTTTGGTTATTATCTCCTACGCTTGTTAAAGAAGCAGGTCTGTAATAGTAGTGTAATTCAGCGGTAAACCCACTAGTGGGTGTTGGTGCTATAATAAAAGTATCATTATCGAATTGAGCATAGTAAAGGGGTTCGCCAGTTGTAGTTCTTTTGGGAGTGTAATCCCTAATCCAAGAAACGTGCTTAAACAACAAATAACTATAAGTACCTTCGGAATCGATAGCCGCTAAACTGAACGGGGATAAAAAATCATCAGGACTTTGTAAATATTCTAATCCTGAAGTAAAACTACCTGTAACATTTTTACGGAAAACAGGGAGCTGTACTGCTTTTACAATCCTTTCTTCTGCTGTTTCTATAAAGGTGTTTAATGTACTTACGAAAGTTGTTTCAGTATTATCTAAATAATTCTGAACTGCTGTTTTTAAACCACTATATGTAAATCCTGCCATTAGATAACCACCGTTACTATACCTAAACTAGCAGTTCCTTCGTGACCATCAAAATCAGTACCTATTGGGTCTGATTGAAAAGTCATACCTGCTGCTGATTGATTTGTTGTGATTATAACTCCTAATTGACTCTGAGGTAAAGAAACATCAGGTCTTGGTTTCCATAAAGCTTCTGCGTCTGCATATATATGAGGTGGCTCTAATTGAGGATGTTTAGGTTCATAACATTCTTCACAAACTCTAAAATTATCCCAAGAAATAAAAGCATTTTTATATGGATATCTAAAACTGCATGTATCACATATAAAGTAAGCGTATTTTCCAGAAGCGTATGCCATTAGATATATTCTTGTCTTGGAACAAGTCTTAACGGTGAACGGTCTTCATCGTATCGCATAGCATTTTTTAAATCTTGTTCGTATTGTTCTTTCATTACAGGTAACTTTTGTACGTTCTTTTTTAAACATAGATAATAAGCTAAGCCAGAAACTAAACAAGGAACAAACCTAGTTGGTATATCTATATCATTAATTTGTGCATTAGCGTCTTCTATTGTACGCCACACGTAGTAAATGAGTTTGTCTGTTGAGTTCTCTGGTGCTGGGTATAGATGAATAACGGGAGTTATTAAACGTTCTAACCAGTATTCTGTAGGTCTTGCTTTATTTTCTTTATTAGGAATACTTACAAATTCATTACGGTCTATCCTTTCTAAAGAAAGGTCAGTAACAATTCCATTAACGGTTCTTTCAATATAAGCGTCTAATATATCTATATCAAACGAATTAATAGTGTATTCTGAAGTCCCTTCCGTAAGTGTAAGTTCTACTTTAGAAATTTCCCACATTTGAATACCTCTGTTTGACCAATCGGCAAACATAATATTCATAGAACGACGAGCAGTTACTGCATCATAAGAAGTACGAGCTTCTAAACCTGCAAGTTCATATGCTTCTTCTATCGCGGTTGCTACATCTAAACTAAACGCACGAGTTCCTGAGGTAGCCATAACCTATGCGTGAAATACAGTCATAGTTAAGAATGTTGATACTGTGTATTGTACATAAACACCACTATCAAATAAAACACCCTCATCAGGTATAACCACATCTCTTGTTGCATCAGCATCACCAACAGAACTTAATCCCATAATACTTGTTCCTGAAGGAGAAGTATTTAAAAAATCAACGGTTCCTGCTGTAGCTGTACTTGTTAAATAAATACCTTTAAGTCTACTTCTGCCTGCAAATATAACATCTGCTGCTGAAGCATTAACTCCTGCTGAAACATTACCTGCTGGATTACCAACTGCTGAAATACCTGATATAGTTTTAAAAAACTTAGTACCCGTAGCCGTTCCTGCATTAGCACCAGTTATAGATTCTGTTTGTGCATCTCCATTAACATCAGTACCCGTAACAGTAAAGGACTTAGCAGCATCATTGCCAGCAGAAAGAATAGTAACTATTCTTCCGTGACTAAGTGCAACAGCACCACCAGAAGCTAATGCACCACCTATAGTAAGTGCTGCATTATTTCCAACGGCTGCTGCTACTGAAATACCATCTGCGTCTAAGGCTACTGTATCGGCAATTATAGTAACTGCCTTTACGTCTGAATAACCTGCCATAATTTACCCCTTACGCTATTTGCGTATATTCAATAATGAACGTAAATGAACCTGCTGTTGTAGCATTAACTGTATTAGTAATATTACAGAAAATATTTCTTGCTGTGTCTGTATATTGAACAGAAGCTGGAGCTGTTGTTCCATCTTGTGTTTGAAGAACTAAAGCAGTTTGAGTTACGTTGTGAACAACGACAGTTGTACCAGCATCTAAGATTTCGTCTGTCTGAGCCGCAACAATTTGTGCTCCAGAAGAAGCTGTACCTACTTCGTACCCAATATCACCTTCTCCAATAATCGGAGCAACATCACAGAAAATTTTAATATCTGTAATGATTGTGTTAGCTGGTTGTACGAATGTACCTATAGTTGGTGAATCACCTGCTGTAGTATTTACTGTTACACCAGATACAAAACCTACGTGTTTTACATATTTGTTAGTAACAATACCTGTTGATGCAATATCTACTACATCAGTTTCTGCGCCTGTACTACTGTTTACTGAGATTACCTTAAAACCATTTTCAGACCTGACTGGTCCGTTAAATGTCGAATTTGCCATAATTTCCTCCTACGGAAATAAGTTCTATTGTCTCGGCTTGTCTGCTAGGTCAGTCGATAGAACAATTAATTAAATCCTAGTCTTTTGATTGTATATCATTCATCCCCAAAAGAAAAGGGAGCCGAAGCTCCCTTTAATTTGTTACGTAAATGAATTACGCTCCTGGTGAACCGAAGATACCTCTCCAATCACTAAAACCAAAACTATAACGTTCTCTAGCTTTGTATCTTACATTACCAGTCTCGAAGTCTCCTTCCATACTAGTTGATACAGGCGTTCTAACAAAATGTTTAAGTCCGTTAGGTACGTCAGTTTTGATAAAGAAAGCATCAGTATCTGTAAGATAATGATTAACCGCATAGCCTTCTGAGACCATTCCCATATTTCTAAGTGCGTTTATATCGTTATCTGAAGTACCAACTCTTCCTGGAGTTTCCAACAATCTATCTGCTACGAATTGCAAAGCAGGTGGAATTATTAATTTCCTTGCTTGTGCATTAACCTTTAGATTTCTTTCATCTCTGAAATCAGCGATATCAATTAAAGCTTGTTCCAGTGAAGTTTCATTTAAATCAGAAGGAGTAGACAACTCATTCCTTAAACTCACGTTAGCAACAGTTGGATGGTCTGTAGCACAAAGCTCTTTTCCATCACCACCAACAAAAGAAGAACTAAACGCATTATTTAATACGTTAGCTGCTTTCACTTGTTTAGTTTGTTGCATCGACCTAGCTAAAGCTCTTGTGTATCTTGAAGAAAGAGTATCGTAGAGGTTATCTTCGATAGCTTCTTCTGTCAACGCAAATGCTAATGCTACTGTTTCATGAGTATAACGAGAAGTAAAAGATTCTTGAGCTGTGTCATAAATGACCGCGGCTCCCTCACCTTTTGTTGGGGCTTCTCCAAATCCACTTAACATTACTTCTTCCTCGAACGCTCTTTCAGAACTCTCGGTGTCGAAGATGTCTTCGTGCTCATTATTATATCTTTCATACTCTAATCCAAAGAGAGCATGAAGTCCAGGTACTAGTTCTTTAACTAGTTGGGCTCTATTAATTGCCATTATTTATGCTCCTATTAGACCGCAAATGTGTTAGTCGGGAATGTGAAAAGTCCTCTCGCAAAAGCACCGATTGAGTTGCTTGGTTGCGAGGCGAATCCTACACATAACGCTACACCACTTGAAGTAGTTGCTGTGACCCCTTCCTTTGACCTACCATTGACAGTGCTGCCAGCAGTAGTAGAAAGAGTATATTTAGAGCCGATGAAACTTACTGCAGGCGTACCTGCTGTAAATTGAGCTTCGTAAACGATCGCGGGATCATTGTAAACGAGAGCTTCTGCATCTGCTCCACCTAGTGTTGCCGTAGACCCAGTCCAAGTTTTTGAAAACGTTGGTGTGCCGTCTGTAGCAGTGAAAAATACTCCGTAAAATACGCCTATAGGAGTTGTCGTCGCCGTGCCTTGAATGACATAACCACTAGATAAAGTTACAACATCACCTGAAAAGATTGATGCTGATGCTTCACTCGCGATTCTCATTTTAGCAGGACGAATAACACCACCGTACATATGATATGCGGGAGTAAAACCATCTGGTTTATCTGTATTAGCCATGATTATCTCCTTTGTCTATATACATTGTTATTATTAATTTCCTTTATTGACAGGTTTACTGCCAAACGCGACTTTAGAAGTCCTTTGGATGTCTCCATCTTTTATAGGCATTCTAGCGTCACTTTCTCGCATGTAGTTTTGGTCCACACCTTGCATTGCTGATTCTGCTTGACCTCTAAAGTAAGCATTACGTTCTTCAGCAGTTTCGGTAGGAACTTTAGCGAGAATTAATCCTCCAACACCAATGACTCCAGAGTTACTACCACTATCAATAGTAGGGGCTTCAAATTCAGGAAAATCTTCTGCTCTCACAGGTTCATATCCTTCTCTAATACGTTTTGACATATTAGATTTATCATCAATTCCTCTTGTAGCTTCTCTTATCCACCTGAATTGGTATCCAGGAGGTGGGGTGGGTGCATCTAACATAGATGGGGGTGCCCAAGGCGTTCTGCGAGTTTGAGAGTCTCGTGTCTCTGCAGACCGTGAGTTACGGTCAGTTTTAATATCTTCTGTCATATTATACTCCTTCGATATGCTTAGCATATTCTTCTAGCGGCACATTTAGTCTTTTAGCTATCGCTACTTGACTAGGTGTCAGTTTTACTTTGCGTGAACCTTTTCTACCACTAGCACCTCTGCTAGAGGCAGCAACCTGTTGCACGGGGGCAGATTGCTCTTGCGAAAACTTGTGTGGGAAATTCTCTTGCATTTTTGCATCCACTTTTGTATAGTAATCATCAGACGTTGGGTCTACCCCATTGTCTACTAGTTCTTTATGTATACCGAAAGCTGCAAACGTCATTGCTTGGTCATCTCCAAACCATTCATTTCTAGCCGCCCATTTCTCTGCTTTTGGGTCTGGACCCGCAGCCTGAGGTTGTAAAGTTGGCTGATACGGCTCAACAGGAACTTCTTGAGGTTGGTTTTTCTCTCTAATTTGTTGCTGAGCTGATAATCTTCTAAGATTCTCTGCTTCAGCACTTGCTCTAGAAAGTTTTTCTGTTGCGTTAGCAACTTGTTCACCATCTCCTGCATCCTGTGCCTCTCTTAAAAGAGCTTTTGCTCTTTCAATCTCTGATTGTACTCTATTATCATACTCTTTGAAAAGGGAAGTATCAGAATTCTTTAACTTTTCTTTTAAACTGGTCGCTGTATGATTAACGCTTTGAGCATAGTTAACAGCTTCATCTCTCTGTCTTTCTGCTTCTCTCATTTTATAAGTTAGTTTATCAATACGTTTTTGTACTGAATCACTAATTTCATCCAACTCTTTACCTGTGCTTGTTTCAGCTACAGTTTCTTCTTGTTGAATTGTATCTGGCAGTGATGTGTCAACATCAGCTGCGTGTATGTCTACTTCCCCTTCTGGAAGTTCTAGTTCTAATTCTAGTTCTTTTGCTTCGTTATTTTGCATGAGTCCTCCTCAAGATTGTTATGATAAAATTGCTTCTGGGTCATCTATACACGCTAAAATTTCGTCATCATTTAAAAGACGCATATCGCCACCTTCTATTTGAAAACGAGCTCCAGCATATCTGCCAAAGATTACCCAATCACCTTCTTTACACCAAGGTCCCTCAGGGAACTTGTGTGGGTCACTATAAGCATCTGAACCCATAGCGACAACATAACCAACAACAGTTGCAAGTCTTTCCTTGTCAACAGTTTGTTTAGCTAAATGTATACCGCCCTTAGTTACAGATGATTGTGTAAAAGGTAATATTAGAATTCTATACCCAGTCGGTCTAGGTAAAGAATCCGCATGAGAGTCTAAGTTTTCTGGGGTGATAGTAGGCTCCACCATTGGAGCTGGGGTATCACTTCCAAAATCTCTTAATACTCTATCTGGAACAGTTGTTTTTTCGACTTTAATCGTCATATGCATCCTCCATATTAGAATGTAAGGTTTGAATCTCCTGTTCAGCGATTCTCAAACCTGTTATTTCGCCAACTATCCTTTGGTATTGTTCAATATTCTCAATACTTCCAGAAGCTAACGTTTGCGTAAGAGCTTCTTTTCTCTCACGATATTTACGGAGCAAATGCTCCGTAGCCATGATATAGTCCACTTATTTAATTGACCTATACCAAAGAAGTCCTTTAGTTTGCCCGTATGCTGCTTTGACTTTAGCCTCTTCTGGCTTATCTAAACAAACACCTGCTTCAACAGATTTAATCTTAGTAGAATCAGTCATCGCTGGTTCACTAGGCTCAGACCTATTAGCTTTTTTAGAAGGAGACGGGTATCCCTTCATTTTATCGTAATACTCTCGCATTATTTTTCTCCGTTTTGTTTCCTACTCTCTCGAACTGTTTTTACCAGTTCTGTGTAGTTCTTTTCAGCATCAGCTTTTGCTTTTTGCTCTAGTTCTTGTAATTCTATAGCAGCTTTAGTATCTTGTACTCTTAAATCAGCTTCTATTTTCTCACGTTTGATTTGTGCATCTAGTTGAGCTTTATTCATAACAATTTCTGCGTCACGCATATCGTCTTCTGCTTTTTGCATTAACTGTTCTTTTTCTAATTGTAGTTGTTGCTGGAACATTTCCATTTGCGGATTTTGTTGTGCTGCTGCTTGGGCTTGTGCCATAGCTTGTGCTTGACCTGTAACTTGTTGTGTTGCTTGTGCCGCCATCATAGCTATTTGGTTCATAACTTCTGGAGGCATTTGTCCATCTTCCATCGCAGGTAATGGTTGACCCATTGCTTGTTCTATTTGTTGTTTATACAACATTGATTGATGTTCTTGTATATTAGCACTAATACCCTGACTAGCTACGGGGTTTTGTTGTATCATCGGGTTTTGTAAAAAAGCACTATGACTTGCTATATACGCCTCATGGTTTTGAAACTCGTAAGCTTTTATAGGATTGCCTGTCATAGACGCTTGTTGGTCACTAATAGGGTCACGTGCAGGTACTTCTTGTTCAGGAGGTAATAATGCGTCTATATCTTTAATATTTAACGCAATATACATTTTTCTATAAGATTCTCTTAAATCATGTAATTCAGGGGCTGCTTGTGCCATTTGTAGCTGTGTTTGGGCTAAAGTAATTCTTTGAGTCATACTAAAGATATTTGGGTCACTTACAGGTATAACATCTACAGAACTATCGAAATCGTCTCTAAATACGTTTTCTGAAGCTCCTTGTACTTGATATGGGTATTCTTTCGGTAAAAACTCACCGAATACTCTTTTTAGTATTTTAAACTCAGTTCTTTGTGCGTAATGTAATCTTTTATGGATTGCGGACATAACTCTTTGTCCTTTTTCTAATAACGCAACAGTTGTACCCACAGGGGCTTCAGAATTACCGTCTCCTGTTGGAGCTTCTACTGTAGCCGCAAATCTTTTACCAGAATCAACTAAAGCACCTAATAAAGTAGCTAAAGTGCCACTAGGTTCTTTATAAGGTAAAGGAAGGAAAGCATCTTGTAATCTTCCTCCTGGAGCGTCTACATCTCTCCATTCTCCTGGTTGTAATGGGTCATCATGCCTTTGAATATTCAGTCCACGTGATTTAAACCCTGCTGGAAGGTTAGAAAGTGTGCCTGCATCTATTAATTGACGCAAAATCGCTGTAACTGACTTAGTTAAGCCGCCCATCATGTGAATTAAGCCGAAACCGTAAAAACCTAGCCCAGGAAAAAACTTATAATGAGTAAAATACTCGATTTTCTTACGCATTGGGTCATTTTCTTTGTAATTTTGCCTAATTGCAAGAATTTCGTTGTTATCTTTACAAATAGTTACAATATAGGGCAATGCTAAGCCTGTTTCTTCCCCATTTTCGTCTACATCCTCATATCCTTCCAAATCTAGGTCAACATGCATTTCTAATAAGGTGAATTCTTCATCAGTTACCGTTCTAGTTAGTCCTTGTAACTCATCCATTTTATCATCGACTTCGGTATTCTCTGAGATAGAACCAGGAGACGACATATCGGTGTCTCTATAGAACCCTGAAACTTGTAATTTACGTAATTCGTTTTCAGTCATATGAATTACATGTGTAATTCTAGGGGATGTTAATAAATCAACAGCGTAATAAGGAACAACTAAGTCTTCTGATTTAACAAAACGTGCTACTGCACGTCCTACTGCTGGGTCGTAGTAAACTTTTTTAAATGCTGAACCTGCTAACGGTAAATAAAACAAAAGTTGGTCCATCTCTGGGTCATATTCTTCCATTTTATAAGTAATTTGATAATTCATGAAGTTTTTAACACGATTTGCTTTTTCTAATTTAACGTTATCGGTCATTCCTAAAACTTCTGTATCTACAGGTCCACCTGCAGGTAACATTTCTTTATAAGCTTGTGCTTGAAACTGAGTAACAGCTTCTGCAAGAATCGGGTGATGTACTCCTGAAGCCCCAACAAAAGGTTGAGACCTAGAATCAGCGTTTATTCCTAATAAATCTAATCCTTCGGTATACGTAGAAAACCAATCAGACCGTGAATCTACATCATCTTCATAAGAACCAACTAACTCAGTTGCTATTGTAGCTAATTCACGTTCATCTAATCCTTCGGCTAAATTTTCTCCAAACTTAGATGGAGTTTCTTCTCCCATATCACTTCCGCGAATAACAGAGCCGTCAGGTTGTATAAACATTTCAGTTTCTTCTTCAGGCTGTTGCATAATTTCTAGCTCAATCTCTTCTTGAGAATTAGGCACAGCTGCTAATGGTTGTTTTTCTATAGCCATAGTATTACATCATAGTATGATTTTGATTAATAATAAACCCTTTGTCCGTGATAGGGTTCTTCTTCTTCATAATAATCACTTGTTAATTGTAAAAACCCACCTTCCCTAAACCTAGCTAATGCTAAAGTAGTTGCATCAACTAAATCATCATTCTCTCCTGATGGAAAATCACTGACTTCTTCCATAAGTTCTTCACCGAAACGATTATCAGGAACCCAAACTCTACCATCTTGAAAAATAGGGGATACAGAATTTAATCTTGCGATTTTATCTTGTCCTTTTCCTGGACTAAAAGTATTTACAGGAATACCTACTCTACGTAATTCTTGTACTAATGGTATACCACTAGCTTTAGCTTCAATAATAACTACGTCAGGAGCCCAATATTCATATAAACGTAATGCTTCTTCTTTTAATTCAGGGAAATCGAAACGTTCTTTAACACAATCTATTAATATAATATGTGCTTCGTTACCGTGGTATATTTCGTCATTAAGTTTTCCTTCAGGATAAAATACTCCCCAAGTTGTAATAGCCGTAAAGTCAGCCCGTTCTGATTTTAAAAACGCTGTATCAAATGATTGTATTAAATAATCACATTTAGGTGGTTTTTCTTCTTCCCAAATAGTAAACCATTCTTTAGGTATAATCGAAATACCCTCACCTGTTGGTCTTTGCATATATTGAGCAGCCCATTTTCCTGGACTTACTGATGCTTTAATACTTTCTAGTTCAGGTAATTTCCAATAATTTTCCCAAAGAGGTTTACCGCTTGGTAATATAGCAGGGAACTCGATAACTTCCCATTGGTCAGCCCCTTCGTTTTGAGCCATTTTCTTAATTAGTCTACCTGTTAAATCTTTTTTATTCCAACGGGTCATAACTATAACGATTGCACCTCCAGGCTGTAACCTTTGTCGTGGACCTGCCATAAACCATTCGTAAGCTTCGTCCATCGCTTTATCAGACATAGCGTCTTGTTCTGAATGTGGGTCGTCAATAATAAATAAATCAGCACCCCTTCCAGCTAATGCACCACCAATACCCGCAGCGTAATATTCACCGCCTTTATTAGTTAACCATTTACCAGCAGAACGGCTATCCGCTTTTAGTTCTGTTTCAGGGAACAACTGTCTATATTCTTCTCCGTCAATTAAATCCCTAACTTTACGTCCAAAGTTAACCGCAAGGTCAGCCGTGTGGGTTGCTTCTATAATTTTTAATTTAGGGTTTTTACCTAATAAATACGCAGGGAACAAATGAGATGCAAACTCAGACTTTGTATGTCTAGGTGGCATGTTAATAATTAAACGTTTTAATTTACCACTAGCTATATCATCAAATGCTTTTGCCATTTTTACATGGTGGTCGCCATTAATAAATTCTTTCCATATCGATTTAACGAAATGCATAAAGGTGCTTGTTGATTCTTCTTGGAATTCACGTTTTTCTAATTCTTCTAAAAGAACAGTAAATTCTTTAGCTTCCGCTTTAGTTAAATGCGAAAGGTCGATGTTTTTTAAAGACTTTAACTTGTCTGCGTTTGATGTCATTTATTTATAAAAACTTAAAAGTTTTATTAATTCACTTATATCTTCGGGGTTTATCTGTTCACCTATTTCTAAATTTTTAGGGTCTAATGAAATAACCGTGTCGCTTTCCCCTCTCATAGGTCGTTTAGGGAATCGTATAGCGTCATAACCTTCATCTAAAAATGGTAGTGCCATATCTTTACTAAATCCTGAAGGTGTCCTTCCTGTTCCTGGAAGTCCTTTAAGCATCGCCATAATTCCTGAACTTAGTTCTGGGTCGTATACATTATTTTTTCCCCTATATCCTTGACGATAAATACTTGTTGGACCTATTGATTCATTTTTGTTAAACATCTCTAATAATCTTTCGCCTACAGGATTTCCTTTTGCTTTATTTTGTTGAATACCTTTAAAAGTTCTAGGGTCTACAATATCGTCTATATCAAAAACATTTTTAAAATTAGGGTTAATCGTATACACACTTCCTTTAGTACCCGCATTAGCTAAAAGTCTAGGGTCTGAAAGTTCTGATGCTGTATAAATTCCCCCAGTAGATTTTCCTCTTTGGGTAGGTATTGTTAAATTTTTGTCTTTATAAAAAGGTATATCGTTTATACGGCTTCCGTGATATAAAGTGTTTTGGTTTGTTAAACTAGGAATTATTTTATTTTCTAAATTTAAACCTCCTAATTTTTTACTAAGGTTTATTTCTGAAACTAATGCTCCAATACCTTTCATATCATCTGAAATACTAGTAGAAGATGTTCCTCCTGGAGGTGGTTTTCGTCCTGATTTCTTTGTAGCGTCTGCTAGTTCTTTATTTCCTCTACCTGTATTACGTATACCAAAAAGTTCGCCTTGTTTTGTTTTTAATGGAAAACCAATATCTTGTAAATTTTTTGACATTGTATCCGACGCTTCTGTTATTCTTGTTCCTGGAGATTTAGCTTTATCAGCATCCATCTTTTTTATTTGTTTAAGAAGTTTTACTTCTTCTTTTTGAGAGGCTGCTGTTTCAATAGGGTCTGTTGTTTTACCTTGTATTTCTCTTTCTCTTTTTAATTTTTGTA